TGGGTAAGGACAAGTTTTATAGCTATGACGGTAATGTAAAGCCGTTACCATCTACTCTACATAGGCACGTATTCGAGAACTTTGAGAATAGCCAATCACAACAAGTAGTTTCTGGCACTAACGAAGAGTTTAACGAGGTATGGTGGTTTTACCCTAGCCGAGAGTCTACAACCAATGACCTATACGTGGTGTACAACTACTTAGAAAACTTATGGTACCACGGCACTATGGCGCGTACTGCGTGGGAAAATTCAGGCATTCGTAGCTTTCCATTAGCCGCTACGTACACTAAAAACCTTGTAAACCATGAAGCAGGGGTAGATGATAACGAAACAACCACTACTTTACCTATATCTGCTTCTATTACGTCTTCTGAGTTTGATTTGCAAGATGGGCACCAATTCGCGTTTGTATGGCGTATGTTGCCGGATATTACGTTCCAAGGGTCTACACAAGGCTCTCCTAGCGTAGATATGACGTTAAACCCGTTAGACAGCTCAGGTTCTGGGTACAACACTCCAACGTCAGAAGGTGGTAGTAACACAGGCACAATAGTGCGGGGGACTACAATCACTGTAGAACCTTACACCACACACATAAACACGCGCTTGCGTGGCCGACAAATGTCGTTAAAAGTTGAGTCTACGGACTTAGGAGTTAAGTGGCAGCTCGGGTATCCCCGTATTGATATGCGCCCAGACGGGAGACGATAATGGCTAACAACGTCAAGTTTAAAGCTCCTGCACTGCCGATACCGCCGACACAATACAACCAAAGTCTATTCCAACGGACGTTTAGTGTCCTACGCTTGTACTTTAACCAGTTAGACGAACACCTGCGCCAAGACCTAGGCGACACTACTATCAATGGTGACCTCACTGTTACAGGTGGGGTTACTGCTACTACGTTAACAGGCACACTACAAACAGCCGCCCAGACTAACATTACGTCTGTAGGCGCACTAGATGGCGGGTCAATAACCTCTAACTTCGGCACCATAAACATAGGTAGTAGTAGTCTAACGGCTGGTTACTTTACTATAGGTAGTTCCTCTACGTACGCCCCCAACAACGTCATTAATGGCGGCCTTACAATAAACAACTTTAATACCATTGATAACTTAGAGCTTGTAGACACTAACCCCAGTAATACTAATTCTGATCCTCGTTTAACGTTCTATAGAAACTCATCTAGTCCTGCCGATAACGACCACGCAGGCCGAATAGAGTTCTACGCTAACAATGATGCAGCCCAAAAAACCAGTACGGCGGGTATCTCAAACAAAATTTTAGATGTTACTGACGGCACCGAAGACGGTGAGCTATCCTTTGGTGTTACGCAAGCTGGTACATTTAACACCCTACTTACACTAGACCCTGATGGCGTTACTGCTACTGGCGCGTTTACTGCCAATAATCAATACTCGCAGTTTACCTCTTCAGCTATTAGTGCCTATAAACACGGCCCTATTGTTGAGTTGTTCGCTAACTCAACTGACGCGACAACTCGTGGTGGTGCATTTGTTTTTACTGGGTTAAACGAAGACGATAGAAAAGTATCTTACGGGTCATTTTATGTTAACAGAAGTAATAAATCAGATGATGGTGAGCACAAAGGCTCTTTAGTATTTACCGTAGCTGACGGTAGCGGGGCAGTTGACCCTTTTACTGATTACACTGATGATAGTTTTGATACTGGCCACTCAATAGCGTTAAACATTAATGCAGACTACTTTATAACCAGTGGGTATCTAAAATCAAGTACTGGGGAGTTACAGTTAGGCTCAAAACAAGCAATAAAAGAAAGTGCGTTGCAGGGGGACTCTGGACAAAGTACCTATGACCTGCATATGCCTGAAAGTAACAGAGCTAAAGTTATGCAGATAGGCGGCATAGGCCCGTTTGATGCGTGGATTTCAGCAAACCAATCCGTAGCTCAGATGATACAATACCGAGGCCAGAACATGATTGTAGTGTCAGGCGGAGCACTTGAATTTGAATTGCCCGCTTGTACAGCGTCCTCAGATATTAGTACAACTACTTGCAATATAGGCGACATTTTTCAGATAAGTAATGCTGCTGGAGGCGCTTTAACGATAGACAGAGATGGTAGTGGTACAGCGCAAACGATATACTATTTTCCTAGCTTGACACTAACTCCGTTTACTAATAACCCTACGTTAGCTGTCGGTGGCACTATGATGCTACAAGCAGTAGCCGCTAACATTTGGATGATATTTAACGACTCAGGATTATCAGATGCCTAACATACAAGACTTACTAGATAGTGGCGACGTTGCTGCCGCTTTAGCCGCTGCCGCAGAAACTTATGTAGGTAAGATGCGCAGAATAAGAAAGGACTTGTTACAAGAAAGCGATATAACTCAACTGGCTGATGCACCTCTTACAGACGCTAAGAAAGCAGAGTGGGTTACTTATAGGCAGGCTTTGCGTGATATGCCGGTAACTAACGCATCGGCAACCACATACGAAGAAATTATTTGGCCTGAAAAACCTTAACTAGGAGCGCAGCATGGAACTTGTAGATCATAAGCAGAAGGTACTTGTACCACCAGAAATAACTCTGGGGGCGTTAGAAAATATGGGTGTTAGGAACGAAGTTTCTATGTTGGCGCTTGGTTCGTATTTAGGAAGCCCAAAAACAAGGACTGTACAAATAAACAACACGCTGTTTGCTTACAACCAAGGTAAAAAAGATGGTCGTAGAGAAGCAGTATCTCACATGTATAACATGGACGCGCAGAGTAATTTACATGTAAACTTAATTAAGTATTTAGCCGTTCTACAAAAGCGCGGGGTACACGGTGTTCTGTTTACCAGTACGGACAAAAATTTCTTAGGTGCGTTTTTAAAAATACTTCCTGTGCTAACCAAGTACGGCTCAAAGGGAGGTATTGCAGAAAAACCAAGTAAGAAGACCTACGTGGGGCGCGTTACTTTTGGGAAAACTCTACTTGGGAAAAAACAAAAATGAACATAACAGTTAGAGAAGCATGTTTATCAGACATAAAGCCTCTCGTTGCGTTAGGTAAGATTATGCACGAGGAGACGGCATTCGCAGGTATAGAATGGAACCCAGTAAAAGTACGTGATTTTGGGGTAGTAGCTGTATCTAGCAATTCTTTTTGTGTATACGTAGCTGAGGATAATGGCATTCCCGTAGGTATGGTCATTGCTGAAGTAGTACCTTACTTTTTTAGTGACGAGTTACGCGTGTGCGACCATTTATGGTATGTAGCCAAAGAATATCGTGGCGGCCCTGCGGCAGCAAAACTAATAGACAAACTAATTGAGTTCGCTAAAAGTAAAGGAGTATCGGAAATATACTCTGGGGTGTCTACAAGTTTAGATGCAGAAAAAACTGGCGTGTTACTTGAAAACATAGGTTATGAACACTTAGGTGGCCTATACAAATACAAGGTACAGGACTAGATTATGTGCGGTGGTTACGTCGGCAAGATAACAGGCTTAGATAAGTTTCGGGACGAGGTACTCGAACCACTAGGTCTCGGTATGAGTTGGATCGGCGACTTTACTGAGGACGTTAACGACTTTTTGTTTCACGGCGGTCTTGAAGACGCCATAAGAGACGCTGGGCGTTGGATAGACGATGAAATAATACAGCCAGTACACGAGTTCCAAAAAGGTGTTGTAAACGGGATTTTGGAAGACCCGCTCAAGTTTATTTTCGACACAGTTATGATTGTAGCAACTGGCGGTACGTATTTAGCTTGGAAGTGGATGGTAGACGCGAGTTATGTGTTAGCCAGAGGCGGTGATTTTTCCGACGCGCTTAAGGCAGGGGTAACTTCCTACATTACAGCTAACTACGCACCACAAATCGGTGGGGTAGTAGGTGACGCGGCGGGCACTTATGCAGCTAATTTTACCTCTAACGCGGGGGTACAAGCTGCTATAGAGAATATGATAACCCAAGGCACCGTACAGGGCACAGTTGCTTTTGTAAGTGGTGATAACTTTGGAGAAGGGTTCGTAGAGGGTGTGTTCTTAGCTGGCTCTCAGATGGCTACCTCTAAGGTTATGGGGTATATAGAAGAGAAAGGTGGTTTTAGCTTCGAGCAAAATGTGTTTGAAGAAGATGGCACCGTAAAGACTGTACCAAAAGTTGTGCAGCAGGGCGGTAAAGATACTGTAATTTTTGAGGCTGTAACAGAATTAAAAATGCTACCTCAAATAGCACAAGACTTAATAAGTGTATCTCTAGCTGCGGAGTTACAAGGTGAAGAAATAACCCCTGAGCTATTAGCAAACGCGGCAACAAAATCGCTAATAACAGGTAAATTCTTAAATAAAACGCTAGATAAAATACCCGGCATAGATTGGGATAGTGATTTAGGGCAAGAATACGCAGGGATACTGCTCCCCGCAGTACAGCAGTCCGTTGCTAACGTGCTAGTAAATGGACTTAACGAAGAATCTGGACTCGCTACAGCTAATTATATGTTGGCCGCCATGGACGAGCACTCACAACAGCAGCTATTTGATGAGTTAGCCTCGTTTATGGGGTCTATTGATGTAGTGGACTCTGCCGGTAACGCAATGAAGTTTGCGGTGGACACTGTTACAGGTACGTACGCTAAAGTAAATGAGAAGCTCGAACTTATACGTGCGGTAGATAACGAGACAGTTTTATTATTTAATGAAAGAAATGCGCTGGCTGGAGAATACCTAGAGAAACAGGCTAAGTATGAGGAAGCAAACACTAAGTTTGAGACAGACAATCCCTACTATATAGCTGCTAGAACCGAGTGGTTAGGTGCGCTGACAGACCCAGTTAGAGACGCTGACGGGAACATAACAGGGTATGAGGGCATATCCCCGGGGTACGAGGAATTTGAAAGCCCCGCTGAGTTATATGCCTATACTTTAGAGCAGCAAAACATTGACGCCCCTTCATACGAAGAGGTGCGTAGGCAAGAGGAGTACCTTCAACGTCTACTAGGAGATATGTCTACTTATTCTCGCCTAGCGTTTCCCGAACTAGACGTAATAGACGCCCGATTAGGTGAGTTAGAAGGCGAACGTGACGTCTTAATAGTAGAGTTACAACCATTAGAGAACAACTTAATCTCTGATATAGACGATATGAACGAGGCTTTAACTCCGTTAGTAGAAGTAACAAATAAAACGACGGTAGAGGCTATAGCGCCGAGTTTTGACGCGGAAGAATACAAACGCATAAACGGCATATCCGATGAAGAGATAGACGCGTATACACATTACCTACAAGTAGGTGCCCGCACAGGCGCGTTTACTTCTGACATACAACAACAAGCCGCTAACGATAGAGCACTAGCTTTGTTTAGAGATCAGGTTATACAGTCAGTGGGAGGTAAGAACGCGACTGTACAATATTTAATTAGTGAAGATGGGCAAGATACCACCAAACTCGATAGATTTAACGAGATTGTTGACACCGTTATAGAAGAAAACTTTATAGACGACCTTGGCAAAGTAGACCCGTCTAAATTATTTACGTATACCTATATTGACGCTGACGGAAACCCAACAACTAAAGAGGAAGCGGCTGGGTATACTGTAACCATACCGGACGTATACGCGGATGCTGTAAGTAGCGCAGCCGTCCAGTTCGATAACTACCTATCGCAAGACTTTAATATACCCGATGCAGAAGCCCTTATTAATAGCGGTACCCTACGTCCAGCGGACATAGAGCTTGCCGAAGGTGTAGATTGGGTAGACGTGTTAAACGGTGGGGGTGTAGGGTATAACCCAGTTACCGGGCGTAACGAGTACGTATCTAAGCTAACTGATGCCGAAGGTAAAGACGTCACCATGTGGGACGCCATGTCTGGCGCGGTAGATACGGTAGTTGACGGTGGGGTTTCATTAGAAGACGTACGACGCAGCAACCCAGAAACTTTTTGGGAGTTCATGGGTAGTATAGGCACGAACTTAAAGAATGAGTTTTTAGCAGATTTAGATGAGTCTGAAGTGGCGTTAGCCGATAGGAATGCGTACGTTGAAGGAAAAATTGACGCCGCAATAGAAGGCAGTAAAAGGTTTGTTGGTACGTCAGCGTACACTTTTGGCAAGATTATTGAGTCGCACAAAGAAAGAAGCGCTGAAAATATAGCAGCGTTTAGGAACTACACCGCCAGTGATCTCATCAAGGATATAAATAGTTTTTATGAGGCTAATATAGCTACAAGAGATCAAGTCCCGTTAGATTTTGAAGATACACGTGGCGCTCAAGTATACAAAAACATTTCAGACGGCGCCACTAACGCGTTAGCGATTACAGACGGGGCGATAGCTAATATAACTCAATCCTTTAACGGTATGTTATACGTAGTAGCTGGCGGCCTTGACGCTTCTGGAATTGACCACGATATAGATAGTGCATATATAGAGAACACACGCCTAAACCGCTGGGCCAAAGATGTTATAACCCTATCTGAAGGCGCTAAAACAGAAGAGTGGAAAGCGAAAGCTAAAGAATTAAACGAATTGATGGCTGTTCGCGCCGAAGATGACCCTAGTACTCCCTATGTTAATGAGGCTGTGTGGAGCACTATGCAGATACTCGGAGGGGCATACGAGGCACAACCCGCAGCGTTTTTAGGTGAAGTACTATATAGCGAGCTTGTAGAAGAGTCAGTAACACTAGCTGCGGGCGGGCTAGGTGGAGTAGTTGGTAAGGCAGCAGCTAAAAACTACGCTAAAAACCAAGCGGAGGTGTGGGCCGCCCGTACAGGTTTAACTACCGCAGCCGCATTAGACGTCGCCGAAAGTGCTGGTGGCTCGGCAGGAGGGGCATACGACGAGTCGTTCGCCATAATAAATGACGTAATTACAAAACGTCGAGACGCCGGGTACTACGACTATACCAACCAGCAGATAACCGAAATGGCTGACGCTTACGCCATGGATATGGCCCAGAGAAATGGCTATTTTGCTGCTATGACTACCGCCGCTTTAATGGGTGTGGGGGGACTTGCACTTGAAAAAGCTAGACTTGGTAATAAGTTTGATGACGCCGCTCCGACTAGTGAAACTATAAAAGCATACGATGCGTACGCGAGTAAAATAACTAGCCAGTTTGACGCTTGGCTAACAAAAACTGGTAAGGTAGCAGGTAAAGAAACCATAGCAGAGTTCGCTGAAGAAGCACTTATAACCAACAACTTAGAGGGTATGTTATTAAAGTGGGATCCTGACCGTAATGTTACAGGTAATGTCCTGTTTAACGGTTTTATGGGTGCGATTGTAGCTGGCCCAATTACAGGTACGTTAGAAGGTGTAGGCTCGCTTTTAGAGAACGAGTTACCTTCTTTTGAAACGCTTACAGGTAGACAAGAACAGTACGACGCTGGCAACCCAATGGCTAACTTGCTCCTCAACATTAACGCGGATACTGTGCGTGCTGTAGGTGGGATGTCGATGTACGATGGTGGGGAGCGCGACCTGTACAACGCTTTTTCAGACATTGGGCTAGACTTTGATACTACAAGCGCATTAATAGGTGCCGCTAATGACGCTAGCTACTTAGATAGTATTGTACAAACTTCAGATGACAACGTAGATTCTGACTTTGGCGAGTTGCCACCGCCCAATTTCGACACTTTCCCAACCGTAAGCTATACGGGGGACACTACTTCTGCGTCAGACCTGTACTACGATCCGGCAACTCAGAAGACGTACCAGCCTATTACCGGCATTGGTACCCAAACTCAGTGGGTTCCTGTATCAACTAGGGACATAAGTATAGGTGGGGCCGAGACCACAGTAAACGAAGGTGGTACATTTATAGACAAACTCACTGGGGCGGAGTTTAAAGTACTTAATTCATCGACAGATAACAACGGGCGAGTAAGTACTAGGTTTGAGCAGTTAGTTGACGACCCAATCAACCCCGGAAGTAAGATTACTATGCGGGAGTCAATAGCCCGCGATAAAGAAGTAGTCGATTCGTTTACAAGGTTCGCAAATACGAAGACCATCATTCCGGGGTACGGTTGGGCACCATTACAAGACCCTGAAGAATTGCGTTACCCCAAAGACGGCTCTGGCACTATAAAATACAAACGCGAAAAAATTGATGGTGAGTGGAAAGACGTACCAGACTGGGAGTGGTATCTCGAAAAAGCAAAACTGCACAACGGGTACCATAGGGAAGTCGCGTCACAAATATTAAAAAGTGAAGGTAGTGGTAGTAACAGTGGGATACACAGCGTTCTTGGCGATGTTACTCAAGCTAAAGCTACTAATTTGTTGCACGGGAACGTGTTATTTGACGGGGACGGCTTTGTAAGCGATGTTAGGTACATGGATATTAGATCTAAAATACCTAACTCTTTGTACTGGGACGCCACAAATCCACGAACACTTATAGATTACCACAGCATAGAAAGCCCGACAAACAATACGGGTGGGTTTAAAGTTACAAACCCATACTATCACTATAAAGGTTCAAGTTACGCGCAGGACACAAATTGGGGTTTGCGTTTAATAGACCCGCGCACAAACAAAAAATATATAGTGCGGCAGCGGACTATACAGAACGGGCCGACTCGCTTGTACGGTTTTGAAGTATTTAACGCTAGTATAACCGCCTCGGGCCAGTACGTAGCTGGTTCGCGGTTATATGAACAGTACAACGGGCAAAACTTTTTCAGTGTCGGAAGCCCCCTAACCAACGAGGGCAGCACGTTTAGTGTCAGTACTTATGACGATATAGCGGTATCGGCACTACAAAAAATAACAGAAGTAACCGCAAGGAATGACCCTAGTTTTCGCGATCAAGAATTTTTTGACTCGGCTAATATAGAACCCAGAGAAGAGGATTTACGGTCAGTAGATTTATTCTTACGTGCAGAAATGACTAAAGCGGGTATGAGCCGCGACCAAGCCGATGAATACATATACAGCAAAACCGCCGAAGAGCATCTGGCAGCGATAGACAATGGGGACGTGGTTACTTTTACCAATGCGACAAAAGGTCTTACAGACGGGTCTATTTTTGATAAGGCTATATCGCTAGATGATGCGCGAGAGCAGTTTAGAATAAGTCACCCCGAGTATGAACCCTCTATAGCAGATTTAGAGGCTGTATCTACTGGAGGTATGGGCATAGATGCGTTTTTAGCCGCTTCGGAAGAAGATATAGCCGCACAAACAACGCGAGAAATGACACAAATCGTCACTCCAGACTCCGCTGATAGTAAAATGACTATTGACGAGTGGAGGCAGTTTGTCCAAGACGACCTAGGGTGGACAGAAGAGCAAGCCTACAACTACGCGCAAGACTATGCTACACAACTACAAGCCTCTTTAGACTACGATAATAGAACTCAGGCGCAGTTTAAACAACGGTACGCTAGCCTGTTTGACGGTATGGTTATATCTGAGGAAGAAGCAGTTGCTGAGTACGCTAGACTTTACCCAGACTACACCCCTACAGCCGCAGACATACAAGCAATAATTACGGGAGCGAACGCGACCAGCTCTAGCTCTGAAGCTGCTATGACTGCTACGCTAAATTCAGGCACTAACAGAGCTAGAGTAGAAGCCGAGATAGCCCGCATAGCGCAAGAGCAAGCTGACCGCGATGACTCAATTGCTAATGAACCACCGCCTACTTCTGAGCATAACTGGAGCACTATACAGGGTGGGTTTTTCCGCCCAAATCAGGAGGAGGCATTAGCGCTTTTGGATGCGTCAAGCCTACCTAAAGGCTCGGTGGGGTATGAGCAGTTCTACAACGCTATATTTGACGAGCCGGTATTCACAGGAAGGGCGTATCAGGGAGACCTAGCCAAGTTTGAAAACGACCTAGACAAGAGAGTCCTTACACGCCAAGAGTTAGAGGACGCGCTGGCCACCCAACATGAAGTTCCTAGAGACGCAGAAAGTATGGGTGCTGCGGTAGATGCAGCGCTAGCAGCAGGTGTAGTAATAGGTTACCAGCTTGGTAATCCTTATGACCATGATACGTACAACTCTAGGTACGCGAGCAACAACGTTAGTACGTACCTTAGAGATATTAAAGAGCAACGTGTCCGCGATTTATTCACCTCCGCAGGTTTGCCATTTACCAATAGGGCGGTTGATGCGTACTGGCAATTACCTGTAGATGAGCTAACCAACTACATTGATGGAAGACTACAGCACTATGCCGATGAAGAAACGAATGCCAAAACGCTCGATAGATACGAGACGGAAGGTATTTTAATCAACAAGCTCGGTGTGTCGAATGTTATCCCTAACCCTAACGGTGAAGGTAACGTACGTAATCCAGAGCTAGATCGTCTTATTGATACATATTTTGCTGACGCGGGTCTTCTAGGTGTAGATAATACTGTATCCGCGAATGACCGTTTGCAACAAGGGTATGAAGCAGCTAAAGAAGCCCATGATGCAGCACGTGTTACCTTTATGGAAGATAACTACGGCATTACACCTACACCAGAACAGCTAGAGCGGTTACGTAGTGCTACAGATACACAGTGGATAAACGACGACGAAATACTACAAGCTAGGCGTGACCTTGCTGCCGCGAACAACGAAAAAACTCTTAGCCCACGAGAGGTAGCTTACTACTTATCAGATTTAGGTCTGAGTTATGACTCTGATGATGGCATATACAAAGCGATAATGGGTATGGGCTTTGCCGGAGAAGGCGGAGCTACTTTTGATGCTGACCAACGTGCAGCTATAGCAGCCGAAGTTACTAGATTAAGAGCAGAATACGACGCGGAACAAGCAGCAGAAGCAGCAGCAGCCGAACTAGATAGAAAACGTAATGCGGTTAAAGCTGCGTTTGCTACTACAGACTACATACCCAAACCAGCGGAGATAGATCAGTTCTTAGATAACACTGAGGGTGTAGCTGGGTTTGTACAAGGCAAACGAGACGATACCGAAGCTCTGTTTGGGGACTACGACCCTAGCGAACAAGAGATTACCGACTACCTAAACAACAATGCAGGTATAGGTGATTTTGTACTAGGTAAACGAACCGCTACCGCAGCTTTGTTTGGGGACTACAACCCTACTTCACAAGAGATTACCGATTACCTAAACAACAACGCGGGTGTAGCTGGGTTTGTACAAGGCAAACGAGACGATACCGAAACTGCATTTGGTGACTATAACCCTAGCGAAGCAGAGATCACTACTTACCTAAACAACAATGCAGGTATAGCTCAATACGTAGACGACAATACTATTACTCAAGATGAAGTTAAGAAGTCGTTAGAAGATCAGGGTTTTGTTGTACCAGAAGACTTTAACTACAATTCGTTTATAGGCAAAAAACCTGAATCAGGTTTGGCCGCTGCCACTAAGAGTTGGCGTGACGGTAATACCGTTACTGAAGCTGAGGTTAAAAGTGCTTTAGAAGCTCAAGGGTTTACCGTACCAGAAGATTTTAACTACGATGCGTTTACTGGGAAAAACAAACCTGACACAGGAATAAAAGGTC